CTAGCCCAGATAACTTCACCACCATTTTTTATCTCAACTTTCATAGTCAACCCTCTCTATTTATGTTTCCACCAGGCATTATCTTTCCCGATCCCATCAGTTTTGAAAACGGTGTGCACCAGAGGCCCGGTAATCACCTTTCCTGCGAATGAATGAGCGACAATACCGAAAGCCAGCATATCGCCCACCGCAGCGCCAGCCTGTTCTTTCTTCCAGAAACGATAACTCTCTATCCGGTAGTAAAGACGGATGATGCCGTGAGCAAACGCCATCACATCAGCGCGGTTGCCACCCAGCAGGCCAGCATTAAGCATCACATCGCCGCGGTGCGCTTCAATGAATTCCTGATAGATACGCTCAGGATGATTCTGCTTTGCCCAGGTGTCGGCGTAGGTCTTCGGTTCAGAACCGACATACATCTTTCCGGGCTCCATTTCCTCCCACGGCGCGCGAAGCATTTCGACATCGGTACCATCGGTACACCAGACGAACCGGTATTCAGGGTGATCGCGTAGATGCTGCCAGATGTGAAGCCAGCGCCGGAAGTAGACGTTCATATTCACGTCAGGAACGCGGTACATCTCAACGTCTGCCGGTGCCGTCTGCAGCTCATCCACCAGCGCAACACGACCACAATCCCGAAGCGAGGCCGCCCACCTGGTCAGCATGTCAGGTGCGGCCGTCATTTTCGTGCCGCGCTGCGGGTCTGGCTGGCTGGTCAGCAAAGTAGTGATAACCACGTCTCGCTGCCGCCGATACTCCACGTAACCGGTAAACCCGGCATCACGCCGTTCGTTGTGGATTTTAACGTTACGTTCCACCAGCGCCTGCCGGTCTGGTTTCGGTACCGAACGCTCTACAGCCTCATGCTCATCAAGAGAATGAATCAGCTTTTCTGAACCGACGACATCAGCGTAAGCCCACGTCGTGAGGCCAGCGTTATGAATCCGAAGGGCGAGGTCGCTGTGCTCGTACATGCCGCGCCCATAAACCGGATCGAATCCGCCCACCTTCTCGATGGCGCTGCGGTGGTAATAAAGCATCACGCCGCGCTGGCCGGTATACGACACATGCTGATCGTCACGGCAAAGCACCGAAAGGTCATTCAGCTTATTGCGACTAGCCAGATCGAGAAACTGGTAAGCAAGATGAGGTTCTGGTGATTCGATGTAAGGGAGGTGCCAGTTATCAACGATGGGCCAGGCGTCATCATCCCACAGAAAAAGATGCTCGCACCCGGCATCCATAAGGGCTGACAGGCTGGCATTCTTCGAAGCAACAATGCCGAGTGATGTTTCATGGCGAAGCAGCTGCACGCCCTCTGGCACTACTGCTGCAGGTTTTGAACCATCATCGACAACCACCACCAGCGCACCGGCTGGCAGGTGCTTTATGTGCAGTTCAAGCGCTTTTTTCAATACGTCTGCGCGCTGGTGTGTAGTTATTGCAATACCGATCCGCGATGAAATTGCACTGGCAGGTGCATACTGGACACCATCAATAGTGACCTGCATTTGATTTTCCTTTTAGGCGTGAGCCTCTCGCACGGCAATAACGACCGAGAGGTATAAGCAACCTAACGGCATCCCCTAGGCTCACAACTGAAAGATTTCTTTGATGTGGCCTAGCGATAGACATAAAAAAGCCCCGAATAAGCGAGGCGTTAATTTTTTTAGATACCCTACACACTTAATGGAATCATAAATCCACCAGGATCCGAATCATTATCCTTTCTGATTTCTCCTCGTATAACTTCATTGATGCGCGATGCCTCAATATATATCTTACCCAGATTAACTGATGCTTTCATATTATAATATGTTTTCTCAGCACATATATACAACCTTATTGGATATGGCCTTGGATTAATAGCCTCCCAGTGAGACATTACAAAGTTATAAACTGCAACTTGATGGAGCCTTAGCTTTCCTTCACTTGCCTCTAAATTTACTTCATCAAGATATTCGTCAAAGTGCTGCAATGTATTTCTTACTTTTATAGATTTTAGTTCACTAATCTCTACACCTTTAATTTTATCTTGAAGGAACTTGCTTCTTTCAACATGAATCTGAAACTGCTTTGGCGATTCGCCACGAGTTTTTTGGGTTGGTATTGTAATTAACTTTTTTATGTTAGCCGCGTCGGAAAGAATGTCATTTATTAATGAGTGAACATGGTATTTAATTTGAAAATAATACCCATTCTCAGGCATGGGTGTTTCTCGAAAAAGTTCCTCACAACGACTTTTGATAGATTCCGTTAACCACCACAATTCATGCAAATAAATAAAATTTAACCTCAACTCGTCAAAGCTTTTTGCCATAGCGAACTCTCCTGTTTAAGAATTCATGTTATAGCATTATCACAGGCACTCAGGGAATGCCTGCTGTAATGCCTAACAGTCGGCATCTTGACGGGCCACGGCACGACATGCAGCCATGCACGCGCGCTTCATGTCGAATTCAGCCTGTCTTATCCACTCCTGGGCTTCCCAGCTGTCGACTCCCAGAGGGATGTCGCCCATTTGTTCGCGAAGCAATTTGATGAACTGACGGCTGATGTCCTTGAACTGGTTCATCTTACCTATTTCGCCGTAAGAGAGTTCACGGCAGCCCTTAATGGTGTTTCCGTCCTGTGGTTTAGCTTCACTCATGGAGTTCTCTTCTCGGTTGGTTTCTGACAATTGGCCTGCCACGCTTTGTTATGCGCCAGGATGTCTTTCTTCGTCTGGCGGTCCATAAAGTCGATGTCGTGATCAGTCAGGTAGATTGGCTTTACCCAGTCACAGGCAGTATCAACCACCACCGGGACGCTTCCACGTGTCACGCAACTCGCGATCAACATCGTCATCAGGCATATGGTTAACAGTCTGCTGTACATTGCTGGCCTCTTTCGTTGTCTCTAACCGGCGTTCTGCTGCTGCGACTGTGGCCGCTGCGTTATCTTCGGTGCGCTGCTGGTCGGCTTTCGCTTCCGCTTTGCTGGTGCCGCGTGAATGACCAAGGCCAAACGCGGCGGCGATAGCAGCAAATACAGCGACAACGAGTCCGGTGATCATCTCAAGCGTCATATAACCACCCTCTCCTTTACCCAGCCATAAACAAACGTCTCGTTCGCGCTGCGCTGTTCTGCCAGTTCGAGATAACGCTGACCCTGGCTGCAATTCAGGGCACGGAGCATAACCAGCTCACCCTCTTTACCTCGCCGGGAAAGATAGCTTTTTAACGCGCTGATGGTTCGCGGACCAATAAAACCATCTGCAATCAGATCGGGATAGAGCGTGCCCTGAATGTTGAACACGTTCAGCCAACGCTGAAACCATTTGGTCTGCACCGATGGGCCCATGTTTACGCCTGTGTCGCAGAGTTCGGCAGCGATGGCTGGTGATACCTCAGAAACAAGGTCGAAGCGCGGCCCTGTCCAGTAGTCAGCAGTCAGGATATCCAGCGCCTGCTGGCGGGTAAGGTTGCGCATATCACCGTTATAACCGTGTGCGCGAGCTACCGCTTGCGTGATCCCCCAGTTTGTTGGGCCGCCTTTGTCGTCGGGGTGATTAACGTACCCGCCCTCTTTGCCGAGGATGGCATTAAATATTTCGTCTTTGGTCACGTTGTGCTTTCCCCTGCAATTCTTGCGATGTTGCCCCTTGCTCGCCATACGGCAATGCAGACAACGAGATTGACAACCAGCTCTCCGTAGTCGACCTGCACGTAATCACCATGCCAGATTCGGAAAGCGGTAAACGCTGGAGCGAGGATCAGCCCATACGCCAGAAACTCCATCAGACGGCGGCGCCGTAAGCTCCGCTTCCTGAAGAACATCAGGCGTATGCTGATGAGGATGCATGCCACAGCGTTAATGTTCAGGATCAGTGTTTGCCACGTCATTCTTCCCCCTTCAATCCGGGTAAGTCTCCTGTCTTCGACCGCTTGAGGATGCGAGCCAGGATGGTGACAGAAACCGATGAAGCCAGCAGAGCACCCATAGCTGGAGATACCTTCACGGAAACTGGCGGAGAAAGGTGACTTAATGCCGCATTGATAAGCGCCGCGATGATTTCAGATGCTGTTGCTGCGCAGTAAATCCCGCCAATGAACGAGATAAGCGCGAACAGTATCTGCTTCCAGAGTTTGTGGTCTTCACTACTCAGGACGTAAAGAGCGGCCCCTGCAAGGGAGCAAAGCATTACGGCGGGCGTAGCTTCTGGAAACATCGTGGCAAAGGTGATTCCGGTCGTACCGGCTGCAACACCAGCAGTTGCCGTAGCAGATATCGGTTCTGCGGACATTTAGCCCCCTCTTATTGCCGTGAGTCCTCTCAGAACGAGGGGAAACAAAAAAGGCCGCCATTTGGCAGCCCTTAGAAACAACAAAACCCCGCCGTAGCGAGGTTTTTTATATTTTCTTTCTAACCGTGGACATACAAAGCCCATCGTTAGTGTCAAATTACATCAAAAACGGCAACATTGCAAGCATCGTGACGTTAAATTACGCGATATCCGTCAAATTATCTCTTCTTGTCACTTTTTTCAGTTGGGTATTTGAATAGCTCTCTTCCTGAAAGCAGCGAGAAACAAGCATTTCGTAGAATGGCTTCCAGCTGTAGCGCCAGGTGCGATCAGGAAGGCTTGGCAGTTCAGAGAAGATTCCCCGGTATGCAACAGATGATTTTGGTCTGCTGTATCCTCGCCCTTCGCAGCGCTGGCACTCCTTATAGACAGGTACGCCCTGCAACTCAGTTGCTTTACGGTCCAGTGTCTTTCCTGTTCCTCCACACTGGCAGCGCTTACTTATTTTCCCGGTACCGTTGCATTTTGCGCAGAGTGATTGCTCAACGTTCTTCACCTCACGCTTCTTTTCGAAAGATGATGGCGACTGCCCAAGGTCTTTTGCCCACTGAGGGATTTTCATTGTGTAATGACTTTTGGTGACCGTACCGACTTTTTCTATGAGACCTTTACCGTTGCATTTTGGACAATCGGAGAAATCGGCAGCTGACGATGCATAGTCGTTATAGGCGAACTTGGCCATGATGAGCATACAGAGGGGAAATTTCTTGCCTGCGAGACGGCGTACAGCAAAAGGCGCGGATTGCTTGGCATATTCAGCAAGCCAGTTTATTGAAGCTTCTCTGTCCTGCTTGCTGACTCCAGCTTTACCAAGATACATGGCAAGACCAATTCCTGCGTCTGCCTGGGTCATACCCAGCGCAGCCATAACATCAGTCACCGTCAGTTGTTCGCTGGCAGTAGCGCGAACACTATCGGAAATATGCATTCCTTTTGGGGCAAAGAATTTAACAACGTTATCAAGGTCCATGAGCGTCTCCACTTACGCCAGTGCGCCGATTGCCAGCGCACGATCTAAAAACCGAAACAACAGCGTTAATTGGTCGCCGTGCTTCGCTTCAAATGCCACAGGATCAGCGTGCAACTCATTGTGATGCGCTCTGCACAGCGGTATCACAAACAAGTCGTGCGCTTTGGTACCCATTCCACCCTGTCCGTAGCCTATCAGGTGGTGGGGGTCGTCAGCCGGGTTATTGCAGCAACTGCACTGCTGCGACTTCACCCAGCGGGTGTACTTGTCGTTCTCCCAGCGACGGCGCTTTGGCCTCAGCATGAAAGATTCCGGTGATTCAGGATCGACCTTCACCGAGACTATCTTCTTAACTTTCTCCTGGAGTATTTCAGTTGCCGGTAATGACGGAACAATATCGCTTTCCCGCATCACTGAGGTGTGCGATTCAGGCTTAATCCGGAGCGCCTGGTTAGCCACTGATTCAGGAATCAGGTCAGCCAGATCGTTACGTACCATCCACCAGCAAAACTCCGGCAGCGTCAGGGTGTGGTCAGCGCTGAAACCCAGCATGATATTCACCCTTTCCAGCAGCCATTTTACCAGGTTCTGCATGGCAATTCCTGCCAGTCTTTCAGTAGTTTGTTCACGAAGTTGGTTATCGCATCCCCAGCACAGGCGAATGCTGCCGGGGGCGTGGCGTAGCAGAGTGAAGTCCTTTGAGTGCCATTCGTTGTGCGGCCACTGACATTCGAATTTACGTTCCAGCCAGGCATCAAGGCCACTCAGTCCACCAGCACGCAGAATAACTCTCTCATTCAGGAAAAGCTCCTGCACACTGACATCATCCGTCAGTGGCTGGTGAGCTTCAGGAATCAGTCCAGATGGCAGGTGCTTGATTGCTTCGGAAGGCGTTTCAATCACCACACGGCCACGACGAAACAGCCACAACAATTCGTTACCAGGACGAAACAGCACCACCCCGGACAATGGCGCGACTTCAGGTGTCAGTATGGCTCTCACGCAATTTGCCCCTTAGCAATATGTTCAGCCCACAGGCCGCCAATCCAGCGCACGCCCTTTGCAGTAAAGCGGGACTGATTGAATGCGTAGTTAGTCTGGTTGGTGGTCCCTGTCTTAACTTCGAAGCGCCCTGCTTCGATGTGCTTGCTCTTTGGTGTAAGAACACGGTTTAACCGGTACATGATGCCGTTCTCAATGAGGAACATCGCGAACTCGGGTTCTTTGGCGTTAAGGAGCTTAGCAACCTGCCGGAACGTCATTGAGCCAGTGGCTTTGACATAACGATCAACAAATTCAGCCTTAGGCGCTGCTATGGCCAGTTCTTCACTCAGGCGTTGCTTCTGTTCGGCAAGGTCGGCAGCGAGGCGAAGTGCTTCAGGTAGTGTTTGCGGTACCACCATCCCGGCCCCGCTCTCCAGTTCCTGCCAGCGGTCAACCAGACGGGCAGTAAACTCCGGGCACAGCTGCGCGACGATCACATAGCTGTCTCGCTTGTTAACTTCGTAGTAGTGGTAAACCTGCTGGTTCTGAGGGTGGGTGTACTGCAATGCAGCATACCCCCCAATTACGCCAGAATTCATGAGGCGCTCAATGGTTACACAGACGTTGCCGTGTCGTGAGTCGACCAGCTTAGCAATTTCACGGCTGGACATCGTTATTTGCTGTCCCATCGCGGCGGCGTGGTGAGTAGGACACATTACGGTGATATTCATCTGATTCATGCTCTTCTCCACTTATCAGGCGGCTGCACCCGCCAGAGGTTCATGTTTCTTGATCGATATCTCTACTCGTCCACCGGGTACTTTCGGCCCCCACTCCACCAGCATTCTCTGCACCTGGCTGTCATCCTCCCAGATTCCAGCATGCGTAAGCGCGTCAAACAGTGCCTTGTTGTAATTGTCGATGTCGCGGCGCCGTTCGTCTGGTGGGTATAACATAATCTCGACGGCAGCCGGTGCTGTTGAAGGTTTTGGAAGGAAGCGAAGCTGCTCGACGATAGCCACACAGGCAGCGCTTTGATATGCCCTGCCTTTCTCACTGATAAGATGACGGCCTTTTAATGGCCCCTTGTTAGGGGCTCGCCAGTAGGTGTTTACGCTCGGCGGGAACGGGAGCACCAGTTTCATAAAGTCACTCCCTGTTTTTTCAGCCATTCAACAGCGTTATCTCTCGCCTTGTCTCCACCTGATATAAGGTCTCTAACGATCGATACCGGATCTGCAACCCAATCAGTTTTGACGACGGTAATGCCCCTGGCAACGCCAGGAGCAATGGAGATGTAACCCTTTTTCTTAAGCGCCTTCACGTGCTCAGCAGCAGCGTTCTGCGATGAGCAACCAATCAGTTCAGCAAGCTCTATCAACGTTGGTGGGAAGCCAACCTTTTCAATGTGAACCTTGATAGCTTCATACACTTCACTTTGACGCGGCGTTAACTCGTTCATGAGTCCTCCCCAATGCGGCCCTTGTAGCGGCCAAAGCGACCGTTAAGCCGCCCTATGATGCTGTAGAACATCATTAGGCTTACCCCCATTGGCTTAACCCTCTCGTGATATTCCTTCAGGATCGGCGTTGCTATTGAGTTCCACCCTGCTGAAGGATTATCAGTGATGGCTTTCTTAAGCGCGGTGCTGCATTGACGAGCCACATCACGTACCGCGTTATCCTGCTCGGTTGATAGTTTTATCATGCTGCATGCTCCCGGTTATTTGTCACCGGAACAGCAACGCCGGGAATCAATTCAACTGCAGCTGACTCAGCCTGATTACCCCAGTGGTCCCAGCCAGGCGCACCGCAGCGGCTGAAAAGTTCGATTCGCGGAACGTCCCCGTAAAGCTTCTCCAGGCGGAAACGGGCCTCTGCTGGTTTCTGGCTATGCTCGCCGAGTGGGCTGTAGATAACCTGTTTGATGCTGGCGCTCTGGCGTTCCAGTCCATTCCCCCTGGTGGCGATCAGCATGTCTTCGGTATTGGCTCGGGTGTAGTTACCGCCGTTCATGCGGGTCTGCGCATTCAGCAGGTCGAGGAAGTCGTAAAAGTCCTCCACTCCACCAGCCTGAAGTGCTTTGTTGATGTGCTGTTCTGCCAGCTGGTTGAGCTTCACCCAGGTGAATCCCTTCATCGTGCGGACCTTAAAGCCCCATGCTTCAGCCAGCTCAATCGCTTCGCGGGTATGTGTGCCGGGGAACCACATAGCCAGAACTGCATCATCTGCAGCCAGGTCCCACACAGGAAGACGCTTCATGTCGATAAGCTTCATCGTGCCGTAGTGGTTGGTGGCCGCACCGTTGCTGACAGTGTTCCCGTATTCCCAGGCTGGGTCTGCGTAAATCAGAGAGTATTTCATCAGATATTCCTCCCCTGACCTGCCAGACACCATGCGTCAGTAGGCGTTTTTATTTTCGGTACCATGCTCAGGCAGCGCTGGCGCTCAATCAGGATCTTCATTCGCTGCTCTTCGTCTTTTGAGCGGTTGAATGCTTCCATCAGAACCGTGGCCGCACGCTGGAAGAGCCCCTTCTCAAACAGGCCTTGAGCTTTTTCCATCATCGCGTTTACTGCCGGGTTCGGTGCGGTATCCTGTTCTGATGCAGATGGTGCGTCAGCCCGGTTAATTTTCAGTGCGGAACGCCCTTCACTCACATCCCCACCCGGCGCTTTAGCAAAATACTGGTAGCACTTGCCGTTGTGCTGGCGGGTAGCGCGATTCAGTTTGACCAGGTGGCATACCCCGCGCTGAACAGCATGAACGTCGTACTGTGGCATTGATGCCGCAATCTCTTTGTTCGTTAAGCCAGGGTTGGTGGCGATGAAAATCTGAATGTCTTTCAAGAGGCTCATGAGTTAGCTCCTCTGAATCCTGCCGGGACTTTGCTGTAGTCAGTGTTCTGGAAACTGGAGCGGAATACCCCATCCTCTCGGGCCCACTCTCCGTTTACGCGAGGAGGTCGCCCAGCTTTGGCCCAACTGTTCGCTGACTTCAGGTAGCCAGGGAACTTGGACGGCTGGAAAAGCGTCTGTGGTCGAAGGTAGGCCGCCATCGTCAGGTCTTCGCTCCACTTGGCGTTGCAGTAGTCCACCACCAGCGACAATTCTTCAACGGTGTAGCCCTCCCCGATTCGGGCACGAATATTTTGCAGCGAGGTTGTTGAAACCTGATAACGCGAACTGGTCACCTGGTTCAGATGGGTTAAAACCTGTTTAGCCTGATCGGTGATCAACACATCACCGTCTGGTTGCGGCGCAACCGGACAAATAGGGTTTTTAATATCTGTAGTATTCTCTGTTGTATTCTCTGTAAGAACATCAGTGCAATTTGACCTGATGAGAGCGGTTCGTTTTGAACCGATGGAGCGTTCCACTTTGACCTCTTCCATCGGTTCATTTTGACCTGATGGAAGAGTGCATTTTGAACTCTTCGATTTGGTCACTTTGACCTCATCTAAAAGCTCGCTTTCGTAGTTGATCGTGTAGTAGTTCGTCATGTCGCGCTGAGACTTGTTCAGCTGCTCAACTTTGAGCACGCCGAGCTGCTTCAGGCGTGTGAATGTGCGCTTCAGCGTAGACTCAGACCAGAACGGGAACTGCTCTAGCCACTGCTCGTTGGTGTTGTAAATCCAGCGCACGCCGTCACGCTCCAGTCCGGAGGTGGTTTCTTTAAGCCAGTAGTTAACCTGCTGCAACGCAATAGCCTCGTTCAGGCCAATGCTGTAAGCAAGGTCAGGGTTTATCACTATTGGCCGGGATGGCATCAACAGGCTCATGGTCGTCCTTTAACTCTGTAAATTTACGCTGGAATTGTTCAAGAGGGCTGAAGCACTCGTGATCGTACCCTTCGCGAAGGTATATAACGCGTCGAGTCTGTGGCTCCCACCTGATGACACGGACCGGGACGCCGTAGTGGTCTTTGAATCGCCGGTTAACTTCAGCCATTCCTCACGCCCCTTCTCGTTCATCAGAGCAAAAGCCTCTACCATCGCGTTCTCAGGCTGGTAGTTGTTCGTGTCAGCCTGGTCGTTTAATCTCTCCACATAGCCGAACGGGGAATCTTTTCCCACCAGCGGAAGGCATCTGAATTGCTTCGCTGGTCTCAATCGGTTTAAACTGTTCATGCGTTAGTTTCTCCACTGAATACGACACGCCAAGACGCCCGGAGCTGCACACTCGCGGGCGTCACTTCTTCTGGCTTTGCTTACGGCTAAACAGCGCGACAATCGCGCGGATTTCTTCTTCACGCGCAGCCAGGTGACGGCGGTGATGTTCGTGAATCTCTTCAGCTTCATGCGGTTCAATCACTCCGTCTTCCAGAGCCTTCTGGATAATCTGATCAACCTGACCACGTGCTGCTGCAGTTCTCATGGCACGGGTAAACAGATCGACACGGTCCAGGTCTTCCAGATGCGGAACGTCCACCAGCAGTGCGCCGCGACGACGGGCAAAGTAATCTGCCAGGAAAGACGTGTTTGAAATGTCTTCCATCGCTTCCAGCTCGTTCACTTCGAAGAATCGGCAGCCGTTCTTCTCGTAGAGGTTGTTGTTGAACTGCGTCACTGACATGCCGAGAGCTCCGGCCATAGCCTCACGGCCACCGGGGTACGCTTTGCACATCGCTTTCACTACTTCTTTCAGGCTTGGCTCTACCATGTTGTTTTTCCTTTGGTAGTTACGAAAAGCTGGTTGCTGGGTTACGGTGTTACTGCAACGTCAGGATCAACAGGTTTGTTTTTGTTAGGGAATGGTCGAACTTCCTCGGCTTCAATTTTCCCGTCTTCGTTTACCAGGATATTTACCCGGCGATTACGCTTGAGGGCTTTACTGATGGCGCTTTGGTATACCCCAAGAGCCTCAGCGGTTTTGGCCTGGCCGTTTTCCAAAACATATTCAGAGAGCGGAATAATCTTCATTGGTTTTCCTCGTGGTTTGCACATAAGGAGTATCACTGTTAGTGATAAATATGTCAACACTAGCGGTGATTGGTGATTATGCCGTGCGGTGATAAATTATGAGAATGAAAAAGAAACCATTGACCGCCGAACAAATCGCCGATGCCAACAGGCTGAAAGCTATCTTTGAGTCCAAGAAAAAAGCGCTGGGGCTCTCACAGGAGACTTTGGCTGAACAAATGGGTATGGGACAAAGTGGTGTCGCTCAGTTACTGAATGGCACAAATGCTATCAACGCTACCCATGCTGCACAGTTCGCTAAAATTCTCGGAGTAAAAGTCGATGATTTCAGCCCATCCCTAGCAGCTGAGATATCAGCTATGTTTGAGGCGATTGCGAACGGAAGGAATCATTCCTCTGTATATGAGTACCCGCTATTAACCGAAGTACAGGCTGGCTCTTTTTGCCCGGTGAATACATACACAGAACGAGACGCGAAGGAATGGGTTTCAACAACTGTTAAAGCCAGTGATTCTGCCTTTTGGCTTGAGGTATCAGGTCATTCGATGACTGCCCCGCCAGGAGTAAAACCGAGTTTTCCTGAGGGAATGCTTATACTCATAGATCCAGAGCAGGATGTTGAGCCTGGTGATTTCTGTGTTGCTGGTATATTCAACGATTCAGAGGTGACTTTTAAAAAATTTGTTCGTGAAGACGGTAAGCCCTGGCTCGAACCTCTAAACCCCAGCCCTCGCTATCAGGCCATTGAATGTAATGAGAATTGCAGGATAATCGGCAAAGTCGTCAAGGCCCAATGGCCTGAAACCATCTTCGAATAAGGAGCCAATCGGCTCCTTTTTTTTGCATATTTTTTCATCTTACTAATCATAAAGTTAACACTAAGCGTGATATTTTTATCACTACAGGTGTTGACCATTTAATTACTATTGGTGATACTCATTATGCGCCGGGGTGATGATGTTTAAGACCATCGGTAGTTGCAGTACGGCATATGGCACATGTGCCGCAGCGGTCCGGGGATTCCTTTCAGTATCCAGATCCAGCGGGTAGCCGGAATGTGCAAGCCAGTTGTGTACGACAGCCAGAGACGCTTCACCAGCGTGGCGATCAGGTGTGACACCTCGGAAGAGACGAGGCCATACCAGGATTGAGCATTGTATGTTGGCTGATTGGTCAAAGGTAAGAAGATAAGTGCCTTAGAATATGAAAATGATACTTATCATCTATAACGTAACCTTCCCTATCAGGCCCGCAATTTATGGAATAGGTCTTTTTAAGGATGCCCTTATAGACCAGCTGCTCTATTACAGGATTGTGATTTTTAGCATAGACAACGTAATTACCTTCTTTGATGAAAGAAAGCAGGCACTGCTTTTCAGGTACTGAAAGAGTGCTGACTTTAAAACGTAAAGCCAGCGTATGAAGCGAGTTTAATACGGTTTTTGTAGTGAAACTGGTTAGCGAAGAAATAAAAAAGCTGACGCAGACGATCATCAGATAGTACAGGCTGAATGCTGGTAGGAACTCTGGATTATGAGCGCCAACAGACTGCTTAACTGAGTCAGGTAATAGGATCGTGAGAATGACGAAGATGATTAGCATATGCATTAAACGCCTAATGTCTATGTCACGCAGGATTGAACGCAGTAACTCCTGCAACCATTTGTTGTCCATCGGCGGAATCCATCACTCTCTGTAGGGGTGCGAAGATTTTAACCGATTTCTCGCTGTAGGGGTACACGAGAACCACCGAGCCTGATGTGGTGAAAAGACAGGCAAAAGTATCATTGCTGTGTGTAGTCTTGGCGGTCGGCAGTTGTGAATGTCCTTAATGTCGACCGCCCCTTTTCACAACTGAAAGCGCGTTCAGCCGGTTCCTTGAGAGGCCTCAGTCGTTAAATCAACCTCAGGGGAACGCGCTCCCAATTGTGGAGAAGCTAACTGGCGGTGGCAGCAGCCCGTTTCACTAAGTGCCCTGGTTGGGTACTTACTAAAACGAATCCCCTTTATGTTTTGTCGCCATCAGGCGAGGGATTCGTGCAACCAAAAATCAGCGCTGTGCAGAGCGCTTATAACACGGAGAAACTATCCATGACGAACACACAGAACGTCACCGAGTTACAACCACGCATGACCAGAGAGCAACTTATTGACGCAGCTCGTAAGGCCGCCCCTCTCCTTCCTGCCGCTTACGGCTGGATGGTTAACGAACTGGCTACACGTCTTGATGTTGCCAGCGTCGCGCTCTGTGAAGCGTTGGCACAGCGTAAGGAGCTGGCTGAGCAGAACGCCACCCTGCGTGGGGATGTCACCAGTTGGGCCAAAGAGTGCGACCGCATAGAAGAGCGCCACACCAAAACACCTACCAACATGCACCTGCTGGAAGCTCAGCGAGAACTCCGTGAGCTGCCTCGTGTCGTCATTTCCCTGAATAACGGGGTTGTTCTCTAATGGCTAACTCATTCAAGCAAATGACCAAGGCCGGTGTAATTAAGCGCACCGATACCGGGATGTTTATCGCTCTTTCAGATATCCACGTTCGTGAAGGTTTCAACAAGCGTGAAGACGATGAACGCACTCGCCAGGCTGATGATGACCTGTTCAATTACCTGATGAACGGCGGATCAGTTCCACCGCTGGAAGTTATCGCACGTGATGAAGGTGGTGTGTGGGTTGTAGAAGGTCACCGCCGCCGTCGCTGCTATGCGCGCTGTGCTGAAGCTGGCAAGCCAGTTGACCGCATCCACATCATGCCGTTCAACGGTAGCGATGTTCAGCGTCTGGCTCGCATCATGACCAGTAACAACCAACTGCCGCTCTCAGATATGGAGCAGGCTGCAGTTATTCAAGAGTTGCATAACGCCTTCAACCAGACCACCAGCGAGATCGCAAAACTGGTCAATAAGTCAGTGGCCACGGTAGAGAAGTTGCTCCTTCTGAGCACGGCGAACCATGACGTTCAGCAGGAAGTTAAATCCGGTGCGGTGTCAGTCGACGTCGCGGTTGATCGCGTTATGGAGTATGGCGAACAGGCCGGAAAAGTTCTTCAGCACGATAAGGCAGTAGCAGCTGCACAGGGCAAAACGAAAGTTACCCGCAGTTCTATCGCTCCGGAACTCAGCGTAAAGAACGCGCGCCGTTTCGTTGAGTTGATGGCCCAGGCCTCGATCAGTGATGAAGGTGTTTTCACTTTAGAAGGCGCGGCCCTTGCTGAAGCGCTGGCCATTATGGACGAGCACAAAGCGATTGCTGAGGCGCGTGAGACATATCGTCTTTCCCAGCCAGTGCCTGAAACAGAGGTAGTAGGAAAAACGCTTTTCGTGAAACTGGAAGGGATTGAAATCGGAACCGCGCAAATCTATCGCGGCAAGAACGTAATCCTGAATGGGATCGTCACAAGCCAGTCAAAAGCAGTGGCCCACTTCGTTAAGCAGCACAAACTCCAGCAGGAAAATAATCATGACAGCCAATAAACCAATGACCGGCGAACAGCTGGATGAACTGATGACTGTTGCAGTCAACATGCAGCGCGATGCTGAGACCGATTGTAACCGCCCTTCCGCTATGTTCGCTTATGCAGTTCAGGTTGCCATTCTGGAACTGCGTAAGGTTCGCAATGATGCTGCGGCGCTGGCTGCGGAGAATGCGGGGCTGAAGGGTGCAAACGCTGAAGGCTGCAAATGGGACGGAGAGCAATGGGTCGGAATTTCTATCCAAACCCCGGCGACAGACGCTTTCCTGGCTGAAGTGCGGGCAAGTGCAGTTGATGAAGTTTGCCTGAAAATTAGCAACGCAATTATTAATTGCCATCAGGACGAACTGGTCGGCCTTGATGAGGCAGCAACTATTTGCGGTGACTTCGCATCAGAGCTTCGCAAAGGAGCTCAGTCATGAGCATTCTGGACATTCTAAATACTGGCCTCGCTCTGATGGGGTGGTTATTCATCATGTTCAAAACGGGCCAATGGTTTATCTCCATTGCGCTAAAGCAGTGGGATAAGCGTAGAAAGCTATCTCGTAGACAGAAGGCAGTAAATGAATTTTACGATGCGTTTGACCTGTCCAGCATCGAACCAGGAACAACGGTGCGCCTGGCGACTAAAGGCGATCTGACAATCATGATGTATCGCACAGAAGGAGCCGCCCAATGAGCAACATCGACAAACTGAAACCAGGTAAATACGCAATCCTGTTTCGAAATAACTGGGATGGAGAAGGCGACACTTACGAGGCGTTTGCCACTCTCGACTCTGAGGGCATCTGGCGTAATGAGGATGGAGACGAGTTGCTGGAATACCAGGGAGATGAAGTCCTGAGAGCGTGGCCACTGGATGATGGCAGTAATGTGCTGGCGCTGCTGGATGAGCTGGAAGCCAAAGACAAGAGGATTGCTGAGCTGGTGGCGCGGGAGGTGAGGTTAGCTGATATCAATGAGTACTTGGCAGAGGTTCACGATAAAACGCTAAATAAGGCCTTTCGGCTACTAGCTGAAGGTGTTCGTGCTGGTGATGTCGCCGCTATGCGCGCCGCTGGCATTAAAGTCGCCTCAGCCGGTAAAGGAGAGTGAGCATGGAACGTGAATATTTGACCCTGTACACGATTCTGTGTAAATGCCTTTTCTCAGAAGTGACCGTCCAGGCGGTCACCGAACTCGATAATAAA